GTGAATTGTATAATTCGGGTGATGGACTTGCTTACCCATTTGCAATAAACATCACATTAACTCCAGCTGCACTGACACTATCAACAACACAAAAAGAGCCAATCATAAAAGTTTTAGTATCTCCACTAATTGTAAATGTGGGTGTAGGGTTATTATCTCCTAACATAGATACTTCGGCACTGCCTTCATCCAGAGTTGTAGGTATTGGGGGAATCGGTACTCGATTTATAAATACTGAGTGGCCCGTTGAAGAAGGACTCGAAGCAGGAACACAAAAACAAAAGGGTAGGATTATGAATTTAGTTCCTATAAGTTCAAATGTTACTCAAAATGATTCTGTTGGTATAAATTAACCAACGAAACATTTATAAAGTATATGTGTCTCTATATCTCCATGAGGGAGGTCGGGATTTTTCGGACGATAACCAAAACCAATAATCACCCTCTTTTTTACCTCCCTCATATGAAATAATAAAATGGAATGTAATAAATGTAATCAAAAAATGGAAAAAGATGAAGGAGAAGGAAATATAGCTGATGGTTATGTTTGTTATGAATGTATCGAAAATGACAAATAAATTTGAAGATGCTCAAGCATTATCAAAAAAATATGATTCATTTGATGCTCCCACAGAATCCGAATTAAAAAAGATTAAAACTAATACTCATGTAAAGGTTTGTACTGGAGCAGAAAGATTCTGGGTAAAAGTTACTAAGGCAAATGGTGATACAATTAAAGGTAAAGTTGATAATTTTTTAATGAGTGATATGCATAATATTGATTATGGTGATGAGATTACTTTTAAAAAATTAAATGTTTATGCTATTGGTAATAAAGATAATTGGTCAACAAGTAACCAAATAAAAGAATAATGCCGTTTAAAAAACCCTGTAAAAGATGTGATAAAAAGTTCCAACCAACCTCATACTTTAATAAAATATGTGATGAATGTAAGAAATCAAGAAAAAAAAAGTGATACAAATTGATTGTAAGGAGAAATAAAAAACATGGAACAAGCAACAGAAAAACAGATATATTTTGCTAAGAAGTTAGGTATTGATAATCCTGAAAACTTCTCTAAAATGGCTCTAAAAGAGTTAATTCAAGGGAAAGTAGAGGGTAATCCACAATATCAGCAAAAAGCTCAACCACAGGCTTATAATCAAGTTTCAGAGCCAACTCAAGCTAAGAGTCTTGTAGTTAATAGAACTGAAGCTCCTAATTCTTGGGAATACGGAAAAGCCTCAAACAGAGTCAAGCTATATTTTAATGATATTCTAGATTTGAAGCCGAAGATTAAGGAATTAGTAGACGCTGGATATATTACAGACCCTATAGAGGTATTACCTTCTGATTTTTCAAAAGAAGAATCGAATGAATAAGATTAATTCTAATTTATTAGTCTTATTTCTTTTTCAGTAGGAATACCATAACCTTTTTTATAATAAATCCACAGCTCTGCTGGACATTTATTTAGAATAGCAAATTCCCTAATCCTTTTTAATTGTTTTTTTTCTTTAGGTTTAGGGTAATATTTCTTTCTTATTGTTTCTTTAACTTCAACAAGCATAATTAAACAACCATGTTTAATTACCATAAAATCAGCACCTATTTGAGCTATTGCTATTTTTAAAACACAATCATCACCATATTTATGCTCAAGCTCTTTTTTAGCCCTCAATTCCCCTGCATATCCACTTCTAGCCATTATAAGACTTTAAACTTCATATCTCCAATATCTTGTATTAATCCAGTCTCTATCATTAAAGAAAGATATTTAGATATTGTTTTAGGTTCGCCACTACCATTAATAGCAATTAACCTTTTCAAATCAGCACTAGAGAGCGTTTCTCCACTAAGTCCACTTAGCATTCTTTCAGAAAAAATATATCTATTTGTACCCATTAGTTATCTATGTATGTATCCTATTTAAATCTTTAGGGGTTAAGGGAAAGGGGTGTTAGTATTAATAAAATCGTGTTAGTTAGTATAATTACCACTAGTATCTTTAATGACTGAACTACATTCCTTGCTTATATTTGTTAGAGGAAGGCATAACCTCTCAGCGAAGAGTATAGACATACACTCTGAGCATAGTAATTCATATAACACTATATTTTATCATCCCATAGCTTATTATTCGATACATATGGTATTATTTAGAGGGTTTAGTAGTTTAAATTGTTTGTTGTTTTCGTACTTTCATTATACGCATAAATCTAAGAATCCTAGTCACTTCGGCAAACTATCGTTTGCCGTTAAACATATCTACAAAATCCATTATATCGCTTAATAATGAAAGTATCTATTTCTAATGCAATTAGGAGGTTTTGGGGGGGAAAACCTCCTATTGCCTTAATCAATAAATCGCATATTTTGTTGTATGATAGTGTTAACGCTTGAATGTTTTAAGCAATGCTTAAAGGTTGTTAGAGAATAGCTTAGCCTCTGAGATGCCTAAATATAGGTACTTCAGGGCTTGTATTCCTTTATAAACTATAGTTACAATAAGCAAATTGGACAGAGCACCATCCCATTCCATAAGAAATGAAGGAGCTTCTTCATTTCCTATGGAAGAGTTGCATCTATCGCTTTAATACACTACTCTAATTCTAAGCCTTATTAATAGGGGTGGGGTGGTGGCTAGTAGCTCCACCATTAAACAATCAATAATCTAAATGTCATGATATTAAACACATACTCATATATATACATAGGAAGCCACAGGAAGCCTCAGGATGACCGATAGCTAAAACCCTATACTACTCCGGGCGCACAGAGCGAACTAAAAATATTTTTTAAATAAAAAAATAAAAATAAAAATAAAAATAAAATATATAAACCCCCTTATCATATAATATAATATGAAGAAACAGGTTACTGAATTACCTCAGATTGTTTTAGATGATTGGCAAGAAGAAATATTAAAACATAAAGGCGACCTTCTATTATGCACAGGCAGACAAATAGGCAAGACAACTATATTTGCTAGAAAAGGAGCAGAGTATCTTGTAACACATCCACATTCTAATATTATTATAGTTTCTCTTACCGAGGACCAAGCCCAATTAATGATTATAATGATTTTAGATTACTTACAGAGAAACCACAAGCAACTAATAGCCAAAGGAAGATATAAACCCACTAAGAGCCGAATCATACTCACTAATAAGTCTAAAGTATTAGCAAGGCCTGTAGGGAATACGGGAGATGCAGTTAGAGGATTTACAGGAGATGTACTTATAGTAGACGAAGCCTCCAAAATGCCCGAGCTTATGTGGGCAAGTGCGAAACCAACACTATTAACAACAGGTGGAGAAATATGGATGTGTTCTACCCCATTTGGAAAGAAAGGTTATTTCTATCAATGTTGGTTAAATAAAAACAAACGATTTAAAGTATTTAATAAAAGCAGTTGGGATGTAATCCATTACAGAGAGATAACAGATTACTGGACTGAAGAGAAAAGAAAACAAGCAATTAGATTCTTAGAAGAGGAAAAGGCTGACATGAGTACGCTCCAGTTTTCTCAGGAATACTTAGGAATGTTTATGGATGACTTAAAACAATTATTCCCAGATGAACTAATTAGGAAGTGTCAAACATCTCAAAGAAGAGAAAACATAATAAAAAACAGAAAATATTATATTGGAGTAGATGTTGCAAGAATGGGAGATGATGACAGCACATTTGAAATCATAGATAAGATTGATGATGATAATCTAATCCATGTAGATAGCCAAATCACTAGAAAGACATTATTAACACAAACGGCAGACCTTATAATAAACTTAGATAGACAATATGATTTTAAGAAAATTTATGTTGATGATGAGGGCATTGGAATAGCTGTATTTGATATACTCATATCCACAGAATCAACAAGAAGAAAAACCGAAGCATTAAGGAACTCAAGAAAGATAATAGACTGGAAGATGTCAAGGGGTTCTAAAATAGCAGGAAGAAAGAGGATGCTTAAGGAGGACTTATATTTCAATCTCCTTAAACTCATGGAGCAAGGGAGTATCCAATTATTAGATGACCCGGATGTATTTCAAAGCTTTAAAAGTGTCCAATTTGAAATAATAGCCGATAAGACATCTCGAAACTATACACATATTTTCGGAAATTATACCCACATTGTTGAGGGATTGATAAGAGCTTCATGGTGTTCTAAGGACAAAAGCTTAAATATATGGTTAGATTATGTCTAATTACCAAAAAAATGGGAAAAATAAGCATAAAAGACAAAGAATTCGAACTTTCTGATAAAGATGAGGCATTTATTCTCATTTTTCAAGAATTAATAAGGGAAATAAGGAACATAAAAAATGTCTGATGAAGGCCTGTTCGCAACAACAGCAGAAGTACAACGAAAAGTAGGAGTTAATGCAAGTGCAACCTCAAACACAGAGGCATATATAAACCAATTTATGACAGAAATAGAATCTTTCATAAATATAATATGTGGAGTTAATTTCTCAGACACATACTCATCTTTAAATGTTGATGTCAAAGGAATACTCAAATTAGCTTCAAGTAATCATGCTGCATGGATGGTGCTTAATTATGATACATCCGGAATGTCTCAAAGAGAAGCAGAAAGGAGAATGGATGTTTTATTTGATAATTATAATAAAGCAATAGCACAACTAAAAGATAAAGTTAAGACTGACTTCATAACAGGAGCATAAATGCCTATAAATAAGATATACACTCAAGCAGCAGAACACTTAATCAATTTCGATTTCGCAGACATATTAACCGATGTGGGGTATGTTAATTTTTACGGAATAGATGACGAAGCAGATAATTATAGACTATCAAGACTACAAATAGAAAGTACAGATGTTAAAAGCACAATAACGGGAACAACTGGAAATGTAGAAAGGAATTTTGATTTTGAATTTAATATAAGTAAGAAAGTAAAAGGAGATTTATATGTTACGATAACTATATTTGCTGATGGTTTTGGAAGTGCAACGGGTCAAAACGATACAACCATAGAAATATTCCATTTTGACGGAAGCACAGAAACAACAATAGGAACTCAACAATCAATAGCACAATTAAACAATCCCAGCAGTACGAATCAAGATGAATACAGGACTACCTTAACTTTTGCAGTAGATAAGCTATTTAAAAGAGGGGATAAATTAAGGA